CCAGCTGGAGCATCACGCCGGTGTTCCGCAGGAACTCGATGAAGTCATCGGCCAGCAGATCGGTCGCGACCAGGTTGCCGCCGGTGGTGGCGCCACTGGTCACGTAGGTGGCGCGCTGGCCGCTCAGAGCCGAGAACGGCACGAAGAACGAACGCTCGGTGGTCTTGGCCACGCCGGACTTCTCCACTTCGCGGGAGAGGTCACGCACCAGGCCGGCTTCGCGGCTGGACCAGTCGCCGGTCAGCATCGCGCGGATGCCGGCGGTGATGCTGTAGGAGGCGCGCTCCTGAGCGGCCATCTCAACGGGAGCCACGGTCTCGACGGGCTTGATGCCCAGCTTGTCGAGCACGGCAGCGCGGGCCTCATCGAGGCTGCGGCCGCCTTCGATCAGCTGGCGGCCCAGATCGGCCATGCCGTGCTTCTCGGTCAGGGCAGTGATGCCGGCAATACGGGCGCGCTCAGCCTTAGCAGCCTCGGCAGCCGCTTCAGCCCGCACCGCTGACAGGTCAGGGGTGTTTTCCATCGGAACCTCAGGTTCTGGTTGGGGGGTTGGTGATGCGGCGGGGGCCGCAGGTTGAGCGTCGAGAGCACGCCCGACGCCGACCGTTGGGTCTGCGGGTATGCTAACCACGCTCACTTCGTAAGGACTCCATCGGGTCGCTACGAAGTCTTCACCGCGTTGTTCCATGTCGGCGATCTGATAGCCGACGGACACATTGCGCAGCACGCCGTCGCGTACATCGGCGAGCACTTCCTGCGCGAAGGCATTGCGGCTGAACTTGACCGCCACGTAGCCGCGCTTCTTCTTGCCGTCGATCCAGGCCCGCTCCACCACGCCGATCACCTTGGCGGGGTCATGGTTGAACAGCAGGGGTGCGCCATCCTCCAGGCGAGCCAGATCCACCGCTTCGCGCGTGTGGGCCAGGATCTCGTTGCCGAAGTAGCGGGCAACGGGGTATTCGGAGCTGAAGGGGAACTCAATGCTGCGCTCGTCTTCGCTGACCTGGAAGTCAGCTACCTCGGCGCGCTTCAGCAGCTGCCCCTCAAGATCACGCGATAGGTCCATCGGTGTCCTCGGTGTCATCTTCGCCATTATCGTCTGCCGAGTCGGGATCCATTTCCTCGGCCTGATCCTCGGCTACATCGCCGGCCTGCTGCGTGCCTGAGGCGTTCACCTCATGCGGGTCGGTGTCGAAGATCAGATCCAGCTCGTCGGCCATCTCGAGCTCGGCGGCCCTGGACACCATCAGCTCCTCGAGGTCGCCGCCCTGCTCAGCCACCACCTCGCCCAAGGTCTTGAAGCCGCAGCGCACCGCATCCTTGTAGGCCTGCACTTCCTTCGCCGGATCCACCCACGCCCAGCCGCGCGGCATCCACCGGATCTGCCGGTAACGCTCGGGGTCGGTTTCGTAGAACGGCAGCCCCAGCGCGCCGCCGAGCACCGCCATCTCCAGCCAGGCCTCGAACACCGGCTGGTGGAAGTTCTCGATCAGGTACTGCTGCAGCGCGCGCCAGTGATCGCGATCCTCAAGCAGCGACAGCCGGCTGCTGCTGTAGTTCGTCTGGCTGAAGTCGCGGCTCACGCTCTCGTAGCTGCAGCCCAGGCCCGCGGCCATCGCCCGCAGCATCGCCCGCAGGAACGGCTCGAACTGACCATCCGGTGCATCAAGCGCCGGCACCGTCACCTTCTCGCCGGGCGCCAAATACTTGAACACACCGGGCTCGAAGTTGCTCACCCGCTCGCCGTCCACTACCTCATCGCCCAGCAGCTCGCCTTCCGGGCTCTCGATAAAGCCCATCAGCGCGCTGCTCGCCCGCGCGCGGATAACCTCCGCCTCCTCGTAGCCCTGCAGGTGATGCAGCCGCTGGATCGCAGACGCCAGCCACGGCACGCCGCGGGTCTGGCCCGGCCGATCCATCAGGTAGAGGTGGACGATCTCGGAGGCCGGGATCAGCTGGTGCCGCCCACTCGGTGGCCCCTGAAATGGCGCATCGCCGGGGTGCTTCTTCAGGAATGCGTACTGCACCGGCCGGCCCCAGCGGTCGCACTCGACGCCCATCCGCCACTCGTTGCCGTCGATCGTGCTCTTGCCCGTGTAGGTGTCATCCAGCAGGTCCGACTCGATCACCTCCAGCGCGAACGGCACCTTCCCGCCGCCAAACGGCTGCCGCACCTTGCGGATGAACACCTCGCCCGACTCGGCCATCGCGCCGATCACCAGGCGCTCCATGTCGTGCCAGCTCAGCCGGCCGCCGGTGTGGCAGTGCTGCTTCTTGCTCCAGACCTTCCACGCGCTCTCGATCGCATCGTTCACCGACTGATCCAGCCGCCCGCCGCCGCGCACCATCCGCACCTGCGCCTGCATCTTGATGCCGGTGCCGATCACGTTGTTCTTCACCGCGCGGATCGCCTGGCGCGCGTAGTCGTTGTCCCGCACCAGCTGCCGCGAGCGGTTGCGCAGTCGCGGCAGGCTGCCCTTGATCTCAGCGTCGGCACTGTTGCCGCCCGTCACCCAGTCGCTGGTGAGCCGGCTGACCATCGCGCCCTGATACATCCGCCGCCGGGGTGCAGCAGTCGGCTCAGGGGTGCCGCGCTGCAGCCAGCCGAGGATCGAGGATCGGATGCCCATCAGAAGCGCACGAAGAGGTTGTGAGGATTGCCGAGGCCGTTGGCCTGCAGCTGCGCGGCCTGCTCGCGCTTCACGCTGGCCTTCAGACTAGATTCCAGCGCCAGCAGGTCAGCCAGCTCCATCTTCTTGAGCCGCCGGTTGCCAATCGTGTACTCGGCCACCGCACCGCCGGAGATCATCGCCCTGATCGCCGCCTGCACCGCGTCGAGGTCTTTCTGCGCCTGGCTCCGGCCATCAAATGCGCTCGGCTGGCCGGCGTAGCTCAGTCCAGGCAGCACCTCGAGCTGGCCGGCCCCGAGCGTCACATGCTCGCCGCTCTTCGTGGCCTCGGCCTGCCAGTACCACTGCCCGGCATCGAACCCGGTGCTGGTGCCCTGCGCGATCAGGAATTCCCACCCAGTGCCGTAGGCCGTGCCCACCACCGTCGCGCCTTCATGCGTCTTGTTGAACCGCAGGTAGTAGGTCAGCGTCCAGCTGCTGCTGTCGATCGCATTGCCCAGATTGTCGCGGCCGGCATTATCACGCCACTTCACCGTGTCGCCTGCTCGGATCTGGGCGGGGATGTTCACGGCCTCACCAGTTGCGGACGAACGCCGACGCCGCGGCTTTCTCCGATCTTAGGCGCGGCTTGCGTGCCTCGGTATCCGTCTTCTCCAGTCGCTTTTCCAGCTGATCCCAGATCGTTCTGCGGTCGTACCGCTGGTACAGCCGATGTACCGCTGCATACGCATAGACCAGACAGTCCAGTGCTTCGTTCCGCGCGCTTGGCTTCTTCACCCATTCGCGCACCGGGAAGCCCTTCACGTACCGCAGCGCCTGCTTCTCTGCCGTCAGCTGCTCGAAATACTCGCTCCCGGTCTGCGCATGGAAGTGCAGGTAACCCGGCCCCGGCTCGTTGTGCTTCAGCCGCCCGAACAGAGTCGTCTTGATCGTGTCGCCACCCACCGGGAACACCTGCGCGCCGCGCTTCAGCGTCCGGCCCTGCGCGTTGATGTCCACCTTGCTCGCCTTGCCGATCGGCGCCTTGCCCCGCTGGCTCTGGCCCTTGATCGCGATCACGCCCACCGCCTGCCGCTCCCGCGCGTACTGGTACACCTCCGCCGTTGCGTGGCCGCCCGAGTCAACGCACACCACGTCCGCGCGCAGCTTCGCCCCGCTCACGTGTTCCCAGTCGTGCAGCACCAGCACGTCCAGCTGCTTCCACACCTCAGGCCGGCACGGGTCGCCGAAGATCTCCTGGTGATCCACCAGCCAGCCTTCCTCCTCGCGGCCCCAGGCCCACACGCTCACCGCCAAGCGGTCACCAGCCGATCCGCCGCCGCCCTGTACGTCCACCCCGATCGTCACCGCCAGTGCGCCCTCCGGCAGCTGGCCCGCCGCATACGGCTCGCACCGCTGCAGCAGCGCGTCGGCGCTCACCTTGCTGGCGTAATCCTCTTCCCAGGTCTCGCCGAGCACGGTGTTGACCCAGGTCTTGAGCCGCGGCGCGTCGCCCTTCGAGCGCAGGAAATCCTCGACCACCTCCTCCCAGCTCTTCCACCCCAGCGGGCTGTAAAGCGATGAGATGTGGAACCCTGCCGTCTTGCCGTCACCCGGTGCCGTGGCGCGCCATTCGCCGGCCGTCAGCATCCGCGTCTTGTGGCTTTCGTTGAACAGCTCGCCGCAGGCCTCGCACTCGTAGCGCACCGAGCTGGGCTCGTTGTCGTCCCATTTCATCTGCGGCCATTTCAGCCACTGCATCGCGCCACAGCACGGCGCCGGCACGAAGTAGCGCCGCTGATCGCTCAGCAGATACTCCGACTCAATCCGGCTGAAATCCTTCACCGTTGGCGTGCTGGTCATGAAGATCTTGCGCCGGCTGAACGTGGTGCTCCGCCGCTCCGCCAGCGTCACCGGGTCGCCTTCGCCGTCCACGTCGCCAGGGAAGGCATCCACCTCATCGAGGAAGATGTAGCGGCACGGCGTCGATCTCAGGCCAGTTGCCGAATTGGCCCCGGTCAGGATCATCATCCCGCCGGGGAACTCCTTCGAGAACATCGTGTTGCCCGAGTCGCGCGAGCGGGCCGGCGCGATCTTGTCGCTCAGGCATGGCGTCTCACTGATCAGGCTCTCGAGGCGCTGCTTCGACAGCCGCTTCGCCATGTCCACGGTCGGCTGCACCATCAGCATCGGGCCTGGCGCGTGGTCGATCACGTAGCCCAGCCAGTTGGCGCCGCCTTCGGTCTTCCCCAACTGCGCTCCAGCCATCAGCACCACACGCTGCACCGGGCTGGTGGTGCTCAGGCAGTCCATCACCTCGCGCAGGTAAGGCGTCCGATCCGTCCGCCACGGCCCGGGCTCTGCGCTGGCCTTTCCCGACAGCACCCGGTGCGCATCGGCCCACTGGCTCACCGTCAGATCAGCCTCGAACCGCAGCGCCTCCCGGCAAATCTGCAGCAGCTCGTCAATCGCTGATGGCACTACCCAAGCCCTCCAAGGCTTGCCCGATCTCCTTCAGCAGCATCGCGTGGATCTTTGCCTGGTCAGTCTCGGCCGCCACGATAGGCGCCACCCGGTCGGGGATGGTGCGCAGGCTGTCGCGCACCGCCATGTGCAGCTTGGCCAGCCGCATCTTCAGCTCGGACTTGTCCACCAGCTTCCCCGAGCGCTGGTCAAAGTCCAGCCGCGTCAGGCGAGCCGCGTAGGCCTCGCGGATCGCCCGCGACTGCGCAAACGATGGGATGGCCGCGGCCTGGTTCTGCTGTTGCTGCAGCGCCTGGTCGATCGGCGGCGCACCACCTCGGCCGCCACGGTCCGGCGCCTTGGCCGCAGCCACCTGCCGGTCCAGCTCCTGCGGATCCGCCACCACCCAGCTGCGCTTCTCCTTGCGCAGCGCATCGCTGCTGAACCGGCCCTGCCCAGCCCACTTGCTCAGCTGCGTGTACTCGACCCCGCGATCCGTTGCGTACTGCAGCAGGTTCATGCGTCAGCTGGGAACGGCTCGCCGGTCCCCTCTAGCTTGGCCGTCTTCCCCGTGAACTGCTGCCACCGCTTGACGATCACGTCCACATAGGCCGGCGTCAGCTCCATCGCGTAGCAGGTGCGTTCGGCGCGTTCGGCACCCATCAGCGTGCTGCCGCTGCCGCCAAACGGCTCCACGCACAGCCCACCCTTAGGCAGGCTCGAAAGCATCACCCGCTCCATCATCGCCACCGGCTTTGGCGTGGCGTGGCCATGCCGCTCCTCACCTGTCACCCGTGAAAACTCCCACACGTCGCGCATCACGTCATGCGCGTTGTCGAAGTAGCTGCGGGTCTCGCGCTTGAGCTGGTCGTAGTCGCGCTTGAGCTGGTCGTAGTCGCGCTTGAACGCTCGGCCCTTGGCTGCCGTTTGGATCTTGGCGTACTGCTCAGCAGTTGGGAAAGCCCACTGAGAGCGGGTGACCCAGTGCCCACCCATGAAGGTGTCGGTGGCTCTGTTCAGGTCTGCAACCTTCCAGCCGATCGACTTCATTTCGTTTTCTAGGTAGGTGCGCAACGGCTCCCAACCCTCCCAGTAATCGGCAGTGTTCATGTTGCCGATCAGTTGATTGCCCAGCTGAAAGAAAAGGCAGTGCTCACTGGCGACAGGGAACTGGTTCAGCTCGGCTGAGGCCATTCCAGGGATCGCCTTCTTGTCCCAGACGATCTGGTTTCGCAGCTCCATCTTCTCGCTGCTGCCCAGCCCAGCCTTGTACCAAAGCCGCCACAGCTCCGGCGCATTGCCCCAGATGTATGCGCTGGCGTTGTCCACCAAGAAGGGGCGAAAGGTTGCCCACCACGCCATCTGGAAGTTGTCGAGGTCGTCGTTGTAGAGGTTGTCATTGGCCACGCCGTCCGACGCCTTGCCCATGCCGTAAGGCGGGTCAGCGTGCATCAACTGCGCTTTTTTCCCATCCATCAGCCGCTCAACGTCAGTGATGGCGGTCGAGTCCCCGCACATCACCCGATGCTTTCCCAGCAGCCACACGTCTCCCGGCTTGGTGACCGGATCCGCTGGCGGCTCTGGCACCGCATCGGCATCGGCATCCTCCGGCGGCAGCTCCTCGATCTCCGGCAGCAGGTCGGCCAGCTCCTCATCGCTGAAGCCGATCAGGCTCAGATCAAACTCCTGCTCGGTTAGATCCTGCAGCTCCGCCCGCAGCAGGTCGGTGTCCCACCCCGCGTTCAGCGCCAGCTGGTTGTCCGCAAGGATGTAAGCCTTGCGCTGGCGGTCGCTCAGGTGGTCGAGCACCACCACCGGCACCGTCTTCAGCCCCAGCTCCTGCGCAGCCATCAGCCGGCCATGCCCGGCGATGATCCCGTCGTGGCTGTCCACCAGGATCGGGTTGGTGAAGCCGA